CGGTTAGACATGCAACTATATTTAGTTCCTTATCAGCAACAAATGCTGCTTTGTGTTGATAGTCTGCAAGTATTAAAACCATTTGTGGTATTGACATTGGTTCTAAATATTCATAAGCATTATCATAAAGTTTTCTAAATATGACACTTGAATCTAAATCGGGATTTTGTGCTACCCAACCTCTCATAGATTTGAAATTCTTTTCTCGTAAGAATCCAACAAGAGCATCGATTTGTCCGATAGACGTTCCGACCAAACCGCTAGCAGATAACTCACCCGAGCTACTATAACGCTGAGCTTCATTAATAACCCTGCGCCAATCAGGTGCGTACAACATAATAAATTCAGCAAGGATTCTTTCATCATACTTTACTTTCTTTTCATTTAAAATACTTGATAATCTTTTATGAAACTGTGCTGCCAATCCAGCAAGATGTTTTTTTGTAGTATTAAACTCAATCACCGCGCATCGAGACTGAAGTGGTTCAATAATCTTGTTTCGGAAATTACAAGTAAAGATGAACCGGCAATTCTTACTGAACTCTTCAATAAAAGCTCGAAGCGCGGGTTGAGTAGATTGTGGATTTAAATAGTCTGCCTCATCAAGTATCACTACTTTATAAGAATCAGAACCATCTAAAGATATAGAAGAAGCGAATTGACGTATCCTATTACGGAGTACGTCTATTCCACTATCTTCTGAAGAGTTGATTAAAATATAATCAAGATTTAATTCATTACAAAGTGCCTTTGCTACGGTTGTTTTTCCTAGACCCGATGTACCCGACAATAACATATTATGCATATCGCCTGATTCAACAATCTTCTTAAAAGTAGATTTTAATTCATCGGGTAGTATACAATCATCTATAGTCTTTGGACGATATTCTTCGCACCAAAGGAATTCACTTTTGCTCATATTTTATTTACTCATCTTCATCATCATTAATTACTGATGCTACTTCAGCTGTGTTAACATCTACTACTGTAGTTTCTGCTGAGGTAGCTGATTCGTCATCAACTGGCGGAACGGGTGGTTCTACATTTTCAGCTTCTGGCGGTCTGTTTGCTTCAACAAACGCAACTAGCCTTTCACGCACCTGTCCTACAGATGACAACTCAGGGCCTTGAAACGCCCCTCTTTGTGAACACGCATCAATAATTTGTATTGTGTTAGTAATGTCATTCACGTTTAGTTCTGCCATAGTATTACTCCTAGGTTATACACTATAATTAGAGGACTTCTCTAATGCAATAAAATAAGTAATGTCGTTACCCACCCATCTAGAAATAAGTTTAGACGAGAGACTTACCTCATAATCAGAAGGAACGACCTTCAAATTATTTATTAAGAAATCAAAGTTAAATGTTGAATTAGTTTTAACATCTTCCTTATCAAACCAAAAAGCATTTTTACTTGAACCCGTATTATCAGTTACTCGAACTGTTAATGTTCCTTTATCATTTCCAATAAACTGTAAGGTATTATTACCAAGTGAACTTGAAGCTTTACGTATATCATTCAATTCACTTTCAGTTAATGTAAATGTTACATCAGGCTCAGGATATGCTATATCCTTTGTTGGTTTAGTTAATATGTTAGGGTCAGCATACGTGTATTTTAAATTATAACCCTTATCATTTTTAACTGTTAGTTCTCCATCTCCAAATTGAACATCTCCGTCTTCAATTAGAGATAAAGTCGATATAAGTTCGTTTAGATCATAAACACTAAACTCCTTAGTAATATCTTCAATATCAGTTTCTGCAAGAATATTTTTTGCTTCACTAATAGTTTTTAGTTTTCCCGACCCACCGTATACGATGTTCGGATTTATAGTTGCGAAGTTTTTTAACTTCTTTATTGTATCTTTACTTAATGACATAATTATCCTTTTTAATTGTGTGCTATTATACCAAATATTAATAACATTGTAAACAAATAGTTTTTAAAAAATGCCCCGTCTCCGTAGGAGACGAGGACTTTGGGTTATTAAGGGAAACCTTCTAAATCCGTTATGTCTTTCGGGCCTCTCCCCGTGACTCGTATTCTCTCCTACCGACATCAAGCTCAGCTTTCGAAATAGGATACAAGAGTCATCTATTATTTTACTTCATATTATTATCCCTTATGCATAATCATTTGATTCTACTACATCTGATGATGTATACTCATTATTAAAACTATTGTCTTCTGACTCTTCGTCAGTCAACTCACCAGCATCAATCTTTGTATAAAGGTCAGTGAATGCTGTAATCGTATCTTCATCGAATCGATTGATACACATCTCAACAGACTTGACTCTATCTTTGAAGATTGAGAAAGTCTTGATGACGTGACATAAACGTCTAGTTGAAACAACCTCGTCAACACCGTCAGCCTCGAAAGTCTTTCTGATGATTGAAGCCCAAGTGATTAACTTCTCAAGGAAGTCTTCATCCATGGCATCGAACTTTGTCATGTGATTCTTGACAATTTTTTTCTCGATACCTTTTGAAGGCCAAGGTTGATTG